ATGTCACAGTCTAGCGGTTCGCGCGCGTCCCGAAAAGCAGTCAGCCCAAAGAAGCCTTACGCGGACTTCCCTCTGTCCCCGCACCGGTCTGGGATGTGGCAAAAGAAGATCCGCGGGAAGATCCATTACTTCGGCCGGTGGGGACAACTCGTTGACGGCGTTCTCACACGGGTCGAGGGCGACGGCTGGAAAGAGGCGCTCGCGCAATACAAGCGCGTCGCAGACGACCTCCACGCGGGCCGCACGCCGCGGGTGCGAAAGGACGGTGAACTTACCGTTGCGGACCTATGCAACCGGTTCCTCACAGCGAAGCTCCGGAAGGTCGAGGCGGGGGAGTTGAGTACCGTTTTGTTCGCCGATTACAGAACGATTACCGACCTACTTACTGAGGCGTTCGGCACTGGCCGCCCCATCGACGATCTCGCGGCCGACGACTTCGCGGATCTGCGTGCGCGCATGGCAAAGAAATGGGGGCCGGTCCGACTCGGCAACAGCATCACGCGCGTTAAGAGCGTATTCAAATTCGGGTACGAAACTGGCGCGATGGAGCGCCCCGTTCGGTACGGGCCGGAGTTCGTGAAGCCGGACAAATCCGTTCTCCGACGCCACAAAGCGAAGATGCCGGTGAAGATGTTCGAGGCGAACGAGGTCCGTTCTCTAATTGATGGGACGGATGTGGTAAAGCCCGACGCGACCATTCGTGCGATGATCCTTCTGGGCGTGAACTGTGGGTTTGGTAATACGGACTGCGCCGAGTTACCAACCGGCGCCGTGAATCTCAATACGGGATGGATCGACTTTCCGCGCCCAAAGACGGGTATCGCTCGGCGCTGTCCGCTCTGGCCTGAAACAGTTGCTGCACTTCGGACCGCATTCGCGGAGCGGCCGAAGTCGAAAAGTCCGGCGGACGCTGGGCGCGCGTTCCTCACAATGCGGGGAACACCGTTCGCTGAACAAACCGAGCGAGGCAACAAAAAAGATCTGGTCGGCGTTCGGTTCACAACCCTGATCCGCGCTCTCGGCTTACACCGCCCGCGAGTCGGCTTTTACTCGTTGCGCCACGTCTTCGAGACAATAGCCGGCGACTCAAAGGATCAGGTCGCGGTCGACATAGTAATGGGACACAGCGATCCTTCAATGGCGAGCGCGTACCGTGAACGGATTGACGACGTGCGGCTTCGTGCCGTGGCCGATCACGTCCGCGCGTGGGTGTGGCCGGCTGCCAGCTGATTGGATTTTTGTGAAGCGACCGGGTACATATCGACTCACGCCAGTGAGGATCAATCATGTTCACGGTCGCAGACCTGCAAAAGCGCTACATGGTGACCGCGAATACCGTTTTGGGTTGGATCAGAAACGGCGACTTGAAAGCTATCAACGTGGGCCGAACGGCGGCGCGGCAAAAGGCGCGGTGGCGCATCACGCAAGCCGCACTTGAAGCGTTCGAGCAGTCCCGCACCCCTTCGCCACCCCCAGCGCCTTCACCACGCCGTCGGAAGTCACCCGCCGACGTAATCGAGTTTTACAAAGTGGGTTCGCGCTAGTCTTCAAAGTCGGGCTGCACCAGAACTTTGTGGCGACAGTGCTTACACACATTGGCCGCCGCGCTGATTAGCTCATCACAATACGGGCAGTGAACCCGATCGCCGACAACCGGATAGAGCAGAAGGATTAGTAACCCGATCACGCCAAAGAGCAGCCCCAGAATCCCTCCCGCGTCAGCGCCGATAGATCGCACCCGACCCATCTGGCTGCCGATGTAGGCCGGAACCGCGAACCAAGCAATAACCAGCACGAAGATAGCTGCGTAGAGTGGATTTCCAGCAAGAGGTATCGCGATCCCAGAAATAATCGTCAGGAGGATAGAAACTAACACCATCTTTGCAATCTTAGCGCCCTTCGAGTTGTTCGATTTGCGGTCAGCCCGGCCCATCACTACACCCCAGAGCCGGTTTGCGCTGGATGTCGCGCTTTTACCGGCGCATCCACTTTTGGCAACTAAGTTGACAATTTAGGCCATACGGGTGATACTTCCTTCATCCAACTGAACGTCCGTTTAGAAGGCTCGCGACGAATCATGCCCGCCATTGCCTACGCGCTCGAAGCTCCCGCCTGTTTGGTTTTCGATGGCCGAAAAGCCGATGTTGGAGCGACAGTGTATCGCGCCCTTGCCCTACTCGCAAACAAGGGTGGATCTGCGCCCATTACGGAGATTTGCCAAGATGTGTGGAATGTGCCGGAAGTGGCCCGCCGAAGCGTTCACAGTCTCGTTCACCGAGTCAACGAAAAGCTCGACGCGGTAGGCTGTGACCTGCGCTGTGCGGTTGACGGGCCGGAAATGCGGCTCTACTGACTTTCTGTTGAATCATCGGGCTGTGTGGGCGACTGCTCTTGACGAAGCTTGATTTGGTCTGGTTCGTCGGCCGGAGGGTACCCAGACTCGCGAAGGAACTTCCTTACGGCTTTGTCAACGAGTGCTGCGCCTTCGTACCGCTCTGGTGGCGAGAGGCTTTGATTGAATGCGTTCGCGGCTGCGATGAGTTCCGCTGAAGGCCGATACGAAACCGTATTCGGGAACTCATCCTTACTTTTCCTTTTCCCCATAGTGCGCAACATCTTAAACCTCGCCTCATTGGTGTCAACTAGCTGCCAATGGCTTTCCCGGTAACGTACCTTCGGCAGAAACTTAATGAATCTTAAAGATTCTTATTGAATCTCTAAGATTCTCAACGATACTTAAAGCGTCACCGCTTCATTCAGCACGCAACGCATTAATAGGAGCATCCTCAATGGATGAATCTCTCAAGGAATCCGTGCGCAATTTGCTCAAGCGCACTGTTCGCCTGTTGAAACGCATCACGCTCATTCCGGCGGACAAGCCGGGTCAACTAATCCCCGCGCTCGCGCCGGCGGACCTTTGGCGCATGGCGCCCGCGCTCATCGACGATACGCGCAGACTCGCGGAACAGGTCGGCTACATCCCGACCGATCCCGAAGAACTCACGCAGATCGCAGGCATTGCACGCGCGATTGACGAGCAGCACGCGCCTACTTCCAGCGCCGTCGTGTAACTCCGCACTCAAACGCCCGCACCAACCAAACAGGGAACTCAACCAATGGATAAGCCACTCCCAGAACTCGGCGCCGAACCTCGCGAACTGGCGGCAGCGCCGGAACTCATGATCGACCTCGCGCTCTCGCTCGCCCCTCGGCGGCTCTGCGTTGCATCGGCGCTGCTGACACTGCTCGGCGGCTACTCGCGCGACAAGGTGCAAAGCATCTTCGCGGAGATCAAGAAGGTTCAGGCTGAACTCGCGAACCCGAACCGAGAGTTCGGCGACCTCCTCTACTCCGCTCGCGATCTCCTCGCCGCAGTCGCGAAGTTGGAGAACGCGGTGTTCACGCTCGTGATCGCACGCATCAAACACGGGCGCGCGATCGTCCCGCGCACCATGTCGGCCTGATTCAACCAACCAACCCACGAGTGACACGAGGGATTCACCAATGACGACGGCGGTTGCGAGGATCGAAGACAGCGCGTTGACGGGGGATAAGGTCGCGCTCCTCCGGCGCACGCTCTGCCCCGACCTCAATAACGACGAGATGGAACTGTTCGCGGCCGTGTGCAACCGAACGAAGCTCGATCCGTTCGCGAAGCAAATCTACGGCATGAAGCGCAAAGGCAAGCTCACCATCCAGACGGGTATCGACGGCTTCCGCGTGATCGCGGTCCGGACCGGCGAATTGGACGGACAGGAAGGGCCGTTCTGGTGCGGCAAGGATGGCGCCTGGAAGGACGTCTGGGTTGAGCAAGGTCCGCCCGTCGCGGCGAAGGTAATCGTGTGGCGCAAGGGCTGCTCGCGAGCCTTCACGGGTATCGCGAAGTTCGCCGAGTACGCGGAGTATTACAACGGGCAACTCTCCCATATGTGGGGGAAGATGTCGGCGAACCAAATCGCCAAGTGTGCCGAAGCGCTCGCGCTTCGCAAGGCGTTCCCGGCTGACCTCTCCGGACTCTACACGGAAGAGGAGATGGCGCAAGCGGGCGAACCGGATGCGCCCGTGACTCAATCGCAACCCGCGCCCGCGGCGCAGCAGCCGCAACTGCCGGCCGCGAAGACCTCCGCGCCGGCCCCTCAAACCGAGTCGGCCGACGATCGCGTTCGGCGCCAACAGAAGCTCGGCAACCCGCTCAACGATTCCCTAGCGATCAAAGAACTAGGGATGCGGAAGGGCTTCACCCTCGCGCGGATCTACGAGGGGTTGAACACGAAGTTCAAGGCCGCTTACACGCCCACAACCCCGTGGGGCGATGTAAGCAAGACGCACCGCGAGGCGGCCGTGAAGCAACTCGAAGCCATGCCAGACCTCAACAGCGCGATAGACCTCGAAACCCTCGTGAAGCGAGTTGCGACCGCGACGAAGGCGACGCCGGAGCACGTGTTCCTGAAGTACGCAATCGCGGCCGAACTTCACGAGTGCGTCACGGCGCCGGAACACATGACCAAAGACCAACTCGAAAAGGCATGCAACTCGTTCCGGGCGAAGCTCGATTCGCTCGCGGATGTGCCGGACAACGCCGAGTAGTCGTTCCCGAACAACCCGCGGGTGCGTGTACCCGCGGGACATCTTGCACCGCAACAAGAAACAGGATCTTGAATCATGGTCACGAAGAGCGTTCAGTCGACCCTGCTCGATGATGAAATCATGGTCCCCAACGGCGGCGGGACTGTCAAAAAGGTGGACGCATACGACTGGAAGACTATCGACAAGCCCGGCCGATTCACGAACCTGGATAAGCGACTCATCTCGATCGACCACGCCTACCAGCGCGACAGCGTTGTCGAGGCAAGAGTGAATCGGATCGCGGCCGAATTGTCGTGGGTGAAATTCGGAACCATTACCGTCATCCGTAGGCAGGATGGAACCTACTGGTGCATCGACGGTCAACACCGCCTGTTGGCCGCGCTCAAACGGAGCGACATCCCCCGCGTTCCGTGCATGGTGTTCAACGCCTTTAGTCGCGTGCAGGAAGCCGAAGGCTTCCTGGGGATCAACATGGACCGTGGCGCGGTCAAGATGTTCGACAAGTTCAATGGGCTGATGGCTGCCAATGACCCCGTCGCGGTCGCGATGAAAGAGATGGTCGAGGGTAGCGGCTACAAGATCGCAAAAGGTGCCGCGAACAAGACGGTTCAGTGCGTCGGGGCGATCTACTCCGCGGTGGATGCGGACGAGCGCGCGGCCTACGTCGCGTGGAAGCTCTGCGTTGACCTCTACGCCGGACAGCAGCCCCTTGATCGCGTCTTCCTGGGTCTGTTCACACTTGAGCGGGCGTTGAAAAAGCGCGATGCGACCCGCAGCCTCGACGACGTTGACAATCGGAAGATTCTTCTGAAGGCCGGTTCCATCGCAATTGACAAATCCATTCGCGACCTTTCTGCCGGTCTGGGCATCGGCGGGCGCAGGGCATACGGGGCCGGCGTCGCGAAGCTAATCAACGAAAAGCGCCGGTCTGGAAAAGTCCCTTCACTCCTCGCGGGCACCGATCATGAGTGAGACTCGAAACGTGGCCGATATTACCGTCCCGTCCAGCGCACGGGACGGCTTGAACATCCTGCATTTGGTCGGCTCGATCGAGAGGGTTGGCCTACTGCACCCGGTTGTCCTTAACACTCGGAACGAATTGATCGCGGGGCGCCGGCGGTTGGCCGCGGTCAAATCAATGGGGTGGAAGAAAGTTCCCGTTCGGGTGGTCAGGAGCCTGGATGATGCGGCGCTGGCGCTGCTCGCCGAACGCGACGAGAACACCTGCCGAGAGAGACTCACTCACGAGGAGATGATTGAGATCGGCGCTAAGCTCGAAGCCCTCGAAGGTCCGGCGGCTAAGAAACGGCAGGGCTCCCGCACGGATAAACCTTCCGGCAAATTACCGGAAGGTTCCGCCGGTGACACTCGCGATAAGGTGGCCGGGGCGCTCGGGGTCAGCGGGAAGACCTACGAGAAGATGAAACAGGTTGCTGGGGCTGCGCGGAAAGAGCCGGAGAAGTTCGGCGACTTGCCCGCGCTGATGGATACCAAGTCGGTCGATGCCGCACACCGCGCGTTGCGGGAGCGGCAGAAGCCAAATCCGGAGGCCAAAGCCGATGTGGGCGATGCAAGATCTGGAGAACCGAGTTCGGTTGCTGGAGGAACAAAACCAGATCCAGAAAGAGCAACTCGAAGTGCTCCACGAGTCGGTGGAGTTGTTGAAGCTGATCGCGTCGAGGAGCGGCAGCAAGCCGCGCCGCAAGCCGTCGAGCCGCCCGCCCCGCAACGCGATGCTGAACCCGCCCGGCCTGATCCGGCGGTAGCAGATCGGGAGCAAGATCGGCGGCAGTCGATCATTACGGCGGGCAAACTAGTTATGGAAGCGATCAAGTGGGTGAACGCGGCGAGCGAGTGCCGAAAGACCCGAACTTTGGACGTGGTGAATGGGCAACTGAATGCCGCGCTCGCGAACCTGATCGGTGAGGATTCCGGATGCGAGAGTTAGGTATCGACAACCGCTGATCGGCCTGGGGCGTGCGACGATCGCACGTCTCGCCGGGTTCGACTCCCGGCCGGCGGCCTTCCCTTTTCTTCAGTGGATGTCAGCAGCAAGCGCACGGCGTTAGGGAACCGTGCGCACTTGTCGGAGTGGAACTAGTGCCAAGCCGATTGTTGCGCGAAGGGATCTTGGATTCCGCGGCCGTTAATTCGCTCTCGCTCCCGGCAGAGGTCTTCTACCGGCGACTCATGAGCGTTGTTGACGACTTCGGACGATTCGACGGGCGCCCTGCTGTTCTCCGGGGCCGGTTGTACGCTTTGAAACTCGACACGGTACGCGAGGCAGACATTACCCGCTGGATCGCCGAGTGCGAGAAGGTCGGATTGATCTCCCTCTACACGGTCGATTCCAAACCCTACATCCTGTTCGAGAAGCTCGGCACCCCTCGCGCGAAAGAGTCCAAGTTCCCGGGACCGGGGCAGGCGGACAAGGGCGCTAAGGCCGCGCCTCAAATTACATCTGTAAACGCCTGCGAGCAGATGAAAACAGATGTACCGGATTCGTATTCGGGTACGGATTCGTATTCGGGTGCGGATTCGTTCTCTTGCTCGGAGTTGGACAAGCCAACTCGCGAGCCGGACGAACCGCCGGTGATGACGTTCCCGTGTGCCGGTTCCGGTCCGCGGGAATGGTGTCTCACTCAAAGCAAGCTCACCGAATGGTCGAACGCCTTCCCCGGCGTCGATGTGCTCGCGGAGTGCCGTAAGGCGCGCCAGTGGCTCATCGACAACCCGCGCAAGTGCAAGACGCATTCCGGCATGGCTCGCTTCCTCGGCTCTTGGCTCGGACGAGCGCAGGACAGCGGACGGGCCGCGACCTCTCGACAACCCAACCTCTTCAGTCTCGACCACGGGGGGCGGCGAGAGTCTCGCGTTCTCGCGCAAGTGGCCGAAGCGCTGTCACAGCCCCCGGAGTAATTCCCAAATGCCGAGTATCGCACAGAGTCACGCCGTCCACGGGCGGCCGTGGAAGTTCGTCACGTTCATTGCGCACGCGGACGAGATGGGTGAAGCAAAGATCACCACCGAATCGCCACCGATTCCCACGCGGTCGAATCTCGCGCCCGTCGCGAACGTGAAGAAGGCGAACGAAGTGTTCACCCCTGAGCAGTTGCTTCAACGGCTCGACGCTTACGCCGCGCGCGCCGTTCTCGATCTTCCGCTGTTTCACGATGGCCCGCCCGATGTGCCCGTTCTCGTGTATCCGCGGCGCCAGCGGAATGGGGTGCTTAAGCCCGTCGCTCAAACCCTTCAGTGCTTTGCGTGCGACGACGCCGTAGTAGCTCAGTCGGCCGCAGAGAGGGCTGGAAGGTGCGCTCCCTCGCAGGGGACGCGAACGAGTCAGAAGCGTACTGCCCGACCTGTTTTGATCGTTACGGATGGGGGGACGAAGACAATGGGGAGTGAGATTCAAAAGCAAGCGCCGCGGGCGCCGGCCAAAGTCGGAAGCGACTGGCAATCGTTGGCGGGGCGACAGGATTTCAACCCGCTCACGGCGGTTCCGCAGGAGTGTCGGCAGGCTGTCGCAAAGCTCTGGATGTGCAACGAGCATCTGTTTGCCAGTTCGCTTGCAATTTGCGCAACGATACGGGTATACCTCGAAGAACAGAAAGTCACACCAGAAGACATCGAAAGAATCGTCTCGCGGCTACTCAAACCCGACCTGCGCGCCGGGCACAAATTTGCTTCCGACGTCATCGCGGATCTATCGCGAATGGTCGGAGAGGCAGCAAAGCACAACGAATCGCTCGCGCGATTGGAAGCCATGAAACAACCGGTCGTGAACATTGCCGAAACTCTGAAGCTCGGCGACCTGTTCAGGACTGATTGAGAAACGGGGCGGGAGATGGCGAACGCGCGGCTGATGGTGGCGGCTGCGCGACGACTGGCTTGAAAGCGGCCCGGTCGGATCTCTCGCCCCGCGATTCACGCCACCAACTTACCACCGAGGACGACGAACCATGCAGCCCGAACAGCACGAAATCGACCGGCTTCACGACGACGGCAACCCGCACGTTGAGGCGTCAATTACCGTGGCGGCCGAACCGGAACCACAACAGCAGGCAGAGCCGGAGCCGGACTTCAGCGAGTACGACGCCGATACGGTCAAGCTCGTGATGGAAGCCGAACGGGAGGTCGGCACGTGCGAACGCGAGTGGAACACGCTGAAAGCGGATGCGGCCGAAGCCAAGAAGATCCTCGACGCGCGAATCTCCGATCTCCGCAAGCTGATCCGCGACCGCGAAGAGATGCGAGGTAAGCGCCCCGAAGTAACACTCCTCGACTTCATCCCGGCGCCGGAGAAGTGGCGCGAGCTACCGGTTGACTCACTCAACGTGGATAAGGGGATTCTCGCTCACCTGAGCTTCGAGCAGATTCCGAACCTGGGCGTTCTCTGGGATGAGATCACCAGTTTCAATTCGGCGGATGGTGCCCCATACGGCCTCGCGCTCGGCGACGTGGCGACGATCCGAATGGCGATCGCGGATCTTCAGGACGCAGAGAAAGGCGCGAAACCTCAAGTGGACGTGACCGAGAGCCTTTGGCGCGAGTACCCGATTGTTCGCTGGAATCGGTTCGGGATCAGCGCCAAGGACATCGAGAAGCTGGAGGCCGGCGGGGTTAAGCGCGAGTCTCAACCGATGCCGATTCGCACAGTTGGCGACCTCTCGAACTTCTCGACTCCGACCGCGAACGGGTACTCGCGGAAGTACGCGGACATCAAGGGAATCGGCGAGGCGGGCGCGGATCGGATCAGCGAAGCGGAAATGCGATTCTGGTCATGGTGGAACGCGGGCGGCGACAAAGAGTTCGCGCGGGAACGAGGGCTGATCCGTGGGGATGAGACTACCGCCGGAACTGGAAGCGATAGTGCTGGCGTCGTCAGTCCCAGCGAAGCGTTCGGCCCGCAAGGTCTCGCCTCCCCCGGTGATGCGGAGTTCAATCCGCCCGCCTCAGTCGGAAACGAGATCCCGTTCTAAGTACCGCAACTCGAAGTGTGAGGTTGACGGCGTTCAGTTCGATTCGCGCAAGGAAGCGGCGCGGTGGGGCGAACTGAGAACGCGAGAGGCGGCCGGAGCAATAGTCGCGCTCCGGCGCCAAGTCCGAATACCCATCATCGTTAACGGTACGCGGGTCTGTGCATACGTCGCGGACTTCGTGTACATCGCGGGCGGCCGGCGCGTGGTCGAGGATGTGAAATCAGCGTTCACGCGCAAGCTGCCCGTGTATCGGCTCAAAAAGAAACTGCTCGCGGCGCTGGGTGTGGAAATCAACGAGGTGTGACAGTGAACATTCCCGAACCAGACATGAAGGCGGCGTGCGATTGGTCGATGGGGTACGCGCGGAAGCGCGCACGCGGTAGCAGCGAGGTCGAGGAAGTCTTGATCGACGCGGCAACCGACGCGCTCATGTGGGCGCGCACCAACTGCAAGAACGCGACCACGTTCATCGCGCTCGCGAAGTCGGCCGTTCGGCGCTGGTTCGGGCGCGCCTTGCACCGTCACAAATTGAAGAAGAACAATCGGCCCGGCTTTGGTGGACTGCCGGAGCAGGTCGAGGGCCGCCGGGAGAAGCCGACCAAGCCCATGATGATCGAGGAGCTTCCCGACGACATCGCGTTCGTCGTCCGGCTCTACATGGTGGACGCTTACACCTGTCGTGAAATCAGCCTGCTCACCGGTCAGAGCCACGACACGGTAAACCGCAAGTTGCACCGCGCGGCAGAACTGCTTTCCCCCGGACGTCTCAAGCCGTCACGCGGGAACGGGGAAAAGCGCCTGTCCGCGGGGTGGTGAGGGCTTCAGATGGAATCGAAGGTTGAGGAGCGGGTTGCCACCGAACAGCCCGCTTGTTCGCGGTGTCCGGCGTTCATCTGGACAGAAGAGAGCATCAGAACGGGACTGTGCCACGGGTGCTGTTCTCCGGGACCAACAATCCGAATCGGGTCAGAATAGGACGTCGGAGGTGTGAGCGGGAAAGGCTGTTTGCATTATGCCTTCACGCTTCCCTGTCCTGAACACCCGACCCAAATCCGCGACTGTGGACGGCATGCGCCCCAGCGCGGCGAAACGTGGATACGACCGGCGTTGGCAGCGAACGCGGCTGCTGAAGCTGTCGCAACATCCGTTCTGCGAAGACTGCGAAATCATCGGGATTGTGAGCGCGGCGGGAGAGGTCGACCACATCGACGGCAAAGGTCCGCTCGGTGAACGTGGTCACGACCTCACGAACCTGCGCGCGCTCTGCAAGTCCTGTCACTCCAAGAAGACCGCCCGCGAAGACGGCGGGTTGGGCCACAGAAAGGCGACCACATGAGTGCAGTAGCGATGATGCCCCTTCCCCCCGACGACGGTGATAGCGATGGTGGAGTGCGGAACCCTCACCGAGTCGCTCTTAAAGAGGGTGTCCAACTCGCAACCTGTCTCGGCGTCTGGGCAATCTTCCTGTTCCTCGTGTTCTACTTCCTGCTCTGATCTGCTCATCCGCGGCGTGGTGTCGGCGAAAGTGATCGCTGACACCATCTTCCTCATCTGGCTCTTATCCCGGTGGTGAACCAATGGAATCGCGCAACGATCGAGCATCGGCACTGGCGGTGCAAGCGCTCGCAACAGTGGCAGCGGCCGAACGGGAGTTGAAGAACGAGTACGGCTCGAACCGGAAGGCGCGGCGTGCGCTCGCGGCAGCAACACGACGTGACAATCGGCGAATGGTGAAGCTCCGGAGCGAAGCGGCCCGACTCGACGAGAAGATTCGACATTTAGCTAAGTGACATCCGTCAAAGTGTCGGGGCGGGATACCCCTCCGGATTCTCTGAGGTGAGGTCCGGAAGACCCTTCCGCCCTGACGCAAAAACTCGCGCAAGTATCCAGAGGCATGGGAGGGGGGGATCGTGAGTCGTTCGGTCGAAAACCGCGCGTGTGCCCGGTGCGCCCGCCCGATCGTCCGTGTTCCCGCTCGCGGCCCCCTCCCGACCTACTGTTCACACTCGTGCCGTTGAGCTGCGGGGCACAAGCGCGACAGTGACCGGCGCCGGGGTGAGTGTTCCGCGCTCTTGTGCGAGGGGTGCGGGACTGGGTTCAAGGGGGTGAAGCGGAAGAACCGATTCTGTTCGACCGCGTGCGGGCAACGGCTGCGGCGATGTCCGCACGTGTGAACTCAATCGCAAGAAATGAACAGAGCGAGCCAGGGCGCCCTGGCTCGCTCTGTTCATAGTCCAATCCGTTTCTAAGCAATGACGTCAGTCGGGTTCTTCTTGGAGTGCGTTGCTTCTTTCAGCCTCTCCAAATAATGCGTGGGGTCGCGGCGGATCTCATCCATGAACCGGCACGCCATCTTATTGGGCTCACTGAGCCCCTGCTCCCAGTGGCGGACGGTCTTGACTGAAACCCCAAGAAACTTGGCAAAAAGGGGCTGGCTGACGCAAAGGGCTTGGCGCGTCGCCTTAACCTTTTCCGGGGTGTACGACTCGGGGCGCAGATCGAGAACGACTTTTCGGCAGGTGAACTGCTTGCCGAGGTTATTTCCCGCTTTGAGAGCCGAAACAAATTCGGTAAGCCCCTCTACAATTTCATCCGCAATAGTGTGTTTAGTTTTCCCCACGGCACCCCTCCTAATTTCTTTCCGACTCTTCTTCCTTTCGTTCACGCTAGCTCCCCTTAGCGTTCCGCGCCATCATCCGTTTCACACTCTTCCTCCGAACGTGGTCCCGCTCGATACGGCCGGCTCGCCAATTCCTTATGAGCTTCAGCAATGAGCTTGCGAATCGCTTGCTTGGACTTGGGCGGAAGCGTATCCATTTCGTTCTTCGGGTAGATCAAGACCAACAGAACTGTTGCGAACTCCTCGAAGTAGACGTAGCAAACGCGAAAGCCGGCACTCTTTCCCTTCTCATTCCGCCCGCATCGCATTTTACGGAGACCACCTGTCTCCCGGATCACCGGATTCCCCTTCGGGCTGAGCATAATCAGCGCTTGGAGAAAGGACTTGTCACTATCATCAAGCCCCAACTCTTCCCAGCGCCGTGAGAAGTGAGGTAGCTCGATAAAGAGTAAAAGGTCTTCCGGACTGAACCAGTGGGGCGGGTATTTAAGAACCGCCTCCGTTCGTTTCGCGGAACGCTTTTGTGCCATAAGCGGCCCTTCCTGTCCACTCGAACGGTTCCAAGAGTGGCAGGGGAAATGTATACTATCTGTTAGTACCTTTCAAGGTGAAACTTGATCGAATCAAAGCGCTCCGGTTCTGACTCGATCGCCATCTCCGGGATCAAGGCGCGACCGAAAAGACGCTAGAGCGGCCCTGCGGGTTCGGGTTGCCCGAACCCGTCTCCCGGGCACCCGCGCTACTTGGTTCGCGTCTTGGTATTTGTTGACCAAAGTGCGTTCGGTCACTCCTGCCCTATCCATAGCTGCGTTGCTCGATCGCAGGTCGTCGTTCTAACCACCATGTGAAACGAGGGGTTCAACCTCCCCGTTTTTATCGCAAATGGCAAAGCGGTGCATGCCTCCATATCGCACCAGTGCACGTACACGGGCCGATCACCCTTCACCGGCTCCCAGGCGTCCGAAGGCGAGTTCGCACAACAGGCACGCGGGTGTGGGAAGAAGTGCCGCAGAAAAGCGTGGGATAACGAGCGCGGGCCGAGGAGCAATTCCACGGCCCGTGGTTCGCTGACGAGCTGTTGCGGCGAAATGTCTACGTCGCGTCCGACGATCCTTTAAGAAACTCGGCAACTCGCTCTAACGCGAAAGCCTCATAATCCTCTCGGGTCAGCCCCTTAATCTTGGGGTCGATCTCCTGATGATCTCGGACCTTAAGCTCGCCAGCGGAATCGACGTCGATATCAACACGTGCTTTCCAGTGCGCAACCGGGCGCTCAGTTCCACCCGGCCAAATCGACTGCTGGGGTTCGCGTGGAACGAACTCTAACCAAAATCCACCGCTCCCGTTCTCCTTTGGACTGTGCCCGCTGAAACCGTTCACAAGAATTCGGCGCTTCTCAGCGTCCATTGGTCGTCCTCCTGACTGCAAAGAAGGCAACGAAGCGGAAGTGCTTCTTAAATTGCCAACAACAGTCAAAAGGATATTACAGCTAGCATTTCGCTATCGCGATGTCCGTTGGCTTTTTGACGGGTTTAGTGGTTTAGTTCTTTGATGCCCCTGACAGGCGTCAAGGCGCGGAGGGTTCATGGCGCATCCGGACGAACCGTGTCGTCCGGTTCGTAGGCGGCCCCGCGACCCACCGGATAACCGCTTACCGTGTGAAACATTAGGCCCGTTCGCACCCGCGTTCGCGCCCGCGCACGTGAGCGCAGTCGAATGCGATAGCTAGCGAGAGAACGGGACTGGAGGCGCGGCCTCGTCTCGGCGGCTGTTTGCGTAAGAGTTTGCGTCCCAATCTGTTCCGCTGTCGGATGCTGAAGCTGGCCCCTTAACAACGTCCGCGTTCCGACGTGCGCACCCGCTGGCGACACCCTGCTGCCTCGCGCGGCCCTCCAGGTCGTAATCATTCTCATCCGCCCCTCCTGAATTCCTACTTGAATCAGTTATGGACACTTAGCTCACTGTTTAGGTTCGCTATTCGCGGCATTCTACGCGGGTGCCGCGGCTCTTTGAATTTTGTGTTGTCGTGTTCAGGACATCCGCGCCCTGAACACGACACATTCCCGATGACTCGGCGCGTCGCCGCGAACATCTTCGGGGGCCAAATGGCTGAAGCAACCTACACGCGCTCCGCTGAAACGTCGCTGCTCAAAACCGTGAACACGCTCGCCGGTGGTCAACTCATCCAGTTGCCGACCGGCGAGGCCGCGTTTCTTGATTCCAAAGATCCGCTCGCGGCCGGCGCGTACTCGGAGAACTTTCGCACGAGCGGGAAAGCCACGGTGCAGAAACAAACGGGCATTGTGTTGCTCGCCGGACAGGAAGCGTTCTGGGACCACTCCGCGAACGCGCTAACTAATCTCCCGGTGAACGATCGCGACTTCGCGGCGGGCGTTGTGGTCGATGACGCAAGTTCGCTCCAAACGTCAGCGGTAGTCGATCTGAACAAGCGCCCGCGCTACAAGATTGACGCCGTTCATGGCCCGGCGCTGTCCACGACGGTTGGCACACCGGCGGCCGGCGGGTTTGGGCGCGCGCTGTCGATCGGGAGTGCGGTGAAACTCCTGCTCAGTTCGACGACCGAAGCGCAAAAGGTTGATCTCCTCTCTGTGGATGGAATGACACCGGGCGCCAAGTGGATTCTCGAAGCGATGATCCGCGTTGTCTCGAACAGCGCGGGTGCGGCGCCGGACCTCAACATCGGTGTCGCGAACGGGACTCACGCCAGCGATGCGGACGCGATTACACAAGCCGCTTTCTTCCACATCGACGGCGCGGCACTGGATGTCCGCGCGGCGAGTCGTGACGGGACAACCACAGTCGCGATCACGGACACAACGGTTGACTTCGCGGTTGGTTCGGCAGTCGCGAACCGGGTATTGCTCCAAATCGACGGGCGCGACCTCACGAACGTGAAGCTGTACGTGAACGGCGTGCAAGTGCTGAGCGGGACGACGTTCCGGCTCGATAACGCAACCGGCCCACTGTTCGCGCTTGCGCACCTCGAAAAGTCCAGCGCAGCCGACGTGTTCGAGGTGGACATTGACGCGCTGCGCGTCGTCACATCGGAGCAGTAAGCGGAGTGAATCATGGGTGCGCGTGGCCCGAAACCGAAGAATCCCGCACTGAAGCTGCTCGCCGGTAATCCCGGCAAGCGGCCGGTGCAACGGTCGCGCAGCGGGCGCATCCGCAAGGGCGCACCCGTTCGCCCGCCGGAACTGACCGGCGAAGCAGCGGCCGAATGGGATTGGCAAGTTGCCGCGTTGACGGAGGCGGGAACGCTGGCCGTGACTGATCGCGGCATTCTCGCGGCGTACTGTCTCGCGGTCGCGGACCTGCTCGCGGCGCGGGACGCGATCAACCGTCACGGGCGCTGGGTCGAACAGCCCGTGCAGAACTCGAAGGGCGCCGTTCTCGGTTCTCGGTTCGTGGAGCATCCGGCCGTGAAGCTCCAAGCAGATGCGTCGCGGCGCATCGAAAAGTTGGGTTCGGCTCTGGGGCTTAATCCGTCCGCGCGTTCTCGACTGGAAGGGGACGCGGCGCAAGTGGAGTCCGCCCCGGATAACAAAGTTGCGGCAATCCGCGACCGCATCCAGGCGGCGCGAAATGGGGGCTGATCCTATGGGCGCCAACTTCACAGTTGTGGCTTGTTTCCTGATGGCTTGCGTGTCGCTTGTGCTAGTTGTGGGGTTCATCTGTGACGCCAGCACTCAACGAGAATGCAAAGCCTGTAAACGGCGAAGGGAACACGACTGCGACTGATCCCGTCACGTCCTATGCCCGCGATGTCGTCGCGGGTCGCATCGTTACCGGTCAACTCGTCAAACTCGCCTGTCAACGTCACCTCAACGACCTCGAAACCGCAAGTGCCCGCGGCTTGCGGTTCGACCTGTCCGAAGCTCTCGCCGCGATCGACTTTTGGGAAATATGCCCACACCTGAAGGGGCGCGCCGCAAAGCGCGGCGAGACGCTCAAACTGGAGGGCTGGCAGCGGTTCATCATCGGCAGCGTGTACGGCTGGAAGCGCGCGGACGGGTCGCGCCGGTTCCGGGTAGCGTGGGTCGAAGTGGCGAGAAAGAACGGCAAGTCCACCCTGCTCTACCCCGCGGGATTGTTCGCGCTCGCGCTGGATGGTGAAGAGGGCGCAGAAGTGTATTCCGTCGCAACGAAGCGCGATCAAGCCCGCCTCGTGTTCGACCTCGCGAAGCGCGCCGTCACGCGCAACCCCGACCTCGCGGAGATGATTCAGCCGTTCGCGTTCTCCCTCACGTGCGCTGAGTCGTTCGGCAAGTTCGAGGCGGTATCGAGCGACGCGGACACCCTCGACGGTCTGAACCCGTCCGCGGCGCTGTGCGACGAGATTCACAAGTGGCCGCACCGGTCCCTTTGGGATGTGATCGAAACGGGCATGGGTGCCCGCGAACAGCCGTTGATGTGGGCGATCACGACGGCCGGCGAGGACGGCGGCGAGGACGTGTACGGCCAGGAGCACGATTACACGGTGCAGGTGTTGGAAGGCGTTGTGCAGGACGACGCGCGATTCGGCTACATCGCGTGCATCGACCCGGAAGACGATTGGACCGACCCGAAGGTGGTCGTGAAGGCGAACCCGAATCTCGGCGTGTCGGTGTTCGCTCCGGAGATCGCAGCGCAGGTGGAGCGCGGGAAGCGGATCCCCGCGTTCGCCAATGAGGTGAAGCGCCTCCGGTTGGGTCGGAGAACGCAAGACGGCGAAGCGGCGATCCCCCTGAACCTGTGGGATGCGGCGCGCGAACTGAAACTGACACGCGACGCGCTGAAGGGGCTACCCTGTTGGAGCGCGTTGGACCTCGCGAACACGAGCGACTTCGCGGCGTTGTGCCATCTGTTCCCTCTCACCGAGGATCTCGAACCCGCGCCCGAACCGGAGCGACCGGGCGTGTGGGCGTACATTTGGCGATTGTGGATTCCGGAGGAAACGGAGAACCCGATCGGTATCCGCCTGCGTGAGATCGCGGAACCGTGGATCGCGGACGGATGGGTTCAGGTCACGGCCGGAACAGGTGTTGACCCTACCGCGATTGAAGCCGACGTGATTGCGGATACGCAGTTCTTCGACCTCCGCGGGTTGGCGTTCGACCCGTTCAACGCGCAGACCGTCGCGAACCGCTTCGCTCTCGAAGGGATTCAGGTGTTCCAGTTCCCGCAACGGTTATCGAGTTTTTCAGAACCCACGAAACTGTTCCTCGACGATCTTGCGGCCGGGCGCACGAGGCACAACGGGAACGCGGCCGCCCGGTGGATGGCGCGCAATGTCGTGCTCAACGGGAACGGCGCCGGACACCGGATGCCCTCACGGAAAAGATCATCTCAGAAGATCGACGGCATCGTTGCCGCGATCATGGCGCGCGGGCTGGCCGCGGTCAAAGGCGGCGAGAGTGGCGGGCGGTTCTACGAAACCAACGGCGTCGAGGTGGTTTGAATGAGCGCTGAGAATCCGGCCGTCCCGCTCTCCTCAATCGCGGACGACTCCGACCTTTACGACGCGCTCACGGCCGGGGGTAAGTCCGGCTCCGGCGTTCGCGTCACCGTTGGGAAGACGCTGGGGCTGAGCGCGGTTTGGCGCGGGGTGAACCTGATCGCGGGCGACATCGGGCGCCATGCGTTTGGCGTTTACAAGTACGTGGACGCGAGCGGAGAAGCGAAGGTTCCGGACCGGCTCCACCCGGCCGCCCGCGTTCTCCGAAAGCCCAACGACTACATGACGCCGTTCACGTTCCGGCAGACGTTGCAAGCGCACGCGCTGCTGAGCGGGAACGGCTACGCCTACATCCTCCGCTCTAAAGAGGACGGCGCCCCACTCCAACTGCTCCCGCTCGATCCCGAACGCACGTGGCCGGTTCGGTATAACGGCGAGCTTTGGTACGTGACCGAATCTTGCGCGCCCGTTCCCGGAAAGCGGCGCGGGGCGCGGAATTGGGTCAAGATGCCCTCTACCGACGTGCTGCACATCAAGGGACTTGGATCAGACGGGCTGTGCGGGTACCCGGTTATCAAGATCCTCCGCGAGACGATCGGCGGCGCGATTGCGGCGCGCGACTACGGCGGCCGGTACTTCCGGAATGATGCTTCGCCCGGTGTCGTGATTGAGGTGCCGGCCGGGATGCCGGATAAGGCGATTGAGAACCTGAAAAAGACGTGGGGCGCACTCCACCGGGGGTTCCGCAACGCGCACGAAATCGCGATTCTGCGAGACGGCGTGAAGCTCGCAACCTACTCGAAAGCATCGGCCCGCGACGCGCAAATGTTGGAGAGTCGTTCGTTCGACGCGCGCGAAGTCGCGAACATTCTCGGCGTCCCGGCTCACAAGGTCGGTGACCCCTCGCGAACGGCTTACAACTCGTTGGAATCCGAGAACGCGGGATACCGCGAAGACACCTTGAACAACTGGTTCGTCGTCTGGGAGCAGGAGTGCGACGCCAAGCTCTTAACCGAGGAGCAGAAGGCGAGCGAAACCCACTGCCACCGGTTCGACCCGCAGCCGTTCGCGGGCGTCCCGCTCGCGCAACTCGCCGCGTTCTGCTCCACGATGTTCAACATCGGCTCCATGAATCAGGACGAGACCCGCGGCATCTTCAACATGAACCCGCTCCCGAACGGCGCGGGCAAGCGCTACATGGTGCCGGTCAACCTCGCACCCGTTCCGGCGCCCGTGGCGCAACCCGATCCGGCGCCAGACTCGAACCAGCAACCCGGTACCGAGGGCAACCCGTGAGTGAGATTCACCGTCGATACCTGCCGAAATGCGCCCGCAAGCCCGAACTGCTCACGCGGTCCGATGGTGCCCTGCCGCTCATCGCGGGATACGCGGCCGTGTTCTACCGCGCCGACGACCCCGCGACCGAATACGAGATGTGGGCGGCGGACAGTTACGGGCCGCGCGTGGTGGAACGGATCATGCCGCGCGCGTTCGACAAGGCGATTAAAGAGGATGACGTTCGGGGACTTTTCAACCACGATTCCGCCGTTGTTCTGGGTCGGTCCGGTGCCGGAACGCTTCGGCTCTCGGTGGATTCGGTCGGGCTGCGATACGAGATCGACCCGCCCGACACGCAGGCGGCCCGCGACCTCATCAAGTCGCTTCAGCGCGGGGACATTTCCGGAAGCTCGTTCGCGTTCTACCCGCGCGACACCTCGCGCCGCGACGTGGCCGCGATCGACGGGAAGCCGGCAGAACTGGTAATCGAGCGAAACGACCTGCAGTTGTTCGACGTGGGGCCAGTCACGTTCCCGGCTTACACGGGTGCCAGCGCCGGTGTTCGCTCCGGCGAACTCGCGGCCGTTCGCGCCGAAGTCGATCGGTGGCGCGCGTCCGCGGATGCCGACGCCGTTGCGGTCGCGCTCGCGCTCATGTCGATGGAGGAAAACGAAAACGGCGAGTAGGACACGGACGGGGTGAACTGGATACGGATGGGGTAGCGCATATCCCGTCCCGCGACCGGCGGAACGGGGACTGATACCCCCGGCTTCCGCCGGTGCCATTTCCAGGGACACACCATGTCGAAAGCGTTCCAACTGAAGGATCTTCGTGAGAAGCGCGGCAAGGTCCGGAAGGAACTTGAAGCGATGGGATCGAAGCTGAAGACCGAAGCTCGCGCCATGAGCGCGGACGAGCGCGCGGCGTTCGACAAACTGCAAAAGGATTGGACCTCACTCGGCGACGCTTACCGCACGGCGGAGGCCGATATCCAGGCAATCGACGACCTGTTGGGTCAGGACAGCGGCAGCGACAACACCGACCCGAACGCGAACGGCGGCCAGAATAGCAACCGCCAACCGGGGCGCGAGAACCGCGACACTCGCCCGGCTCCCCGCGAACGGCGCAACGACCGCAACGCAGATGAAGCGATCGAACTGCGCAAGGTCGCGTTTCAGGCGTGGGCGCGCACGCAACACGAACTGCCCATGACTCGCGAACAGAAGGTGGCGTGCAAGCGCACCGGCCTGAACCCGCGCGCGAAGGTGTTCCAGTTCCGGTTCGGCGGGCCGAAGTCGTTGCTCAAACGGGCGCTGGGCGTCGGTACGTCGTCGCTCGGTGGCGCGACTGTGGCGCCCGACTTCGCCTATGAGATGGAAAAGGCACTGGTCGACTTCTCGAACGTGCGCGGTGTCGTCGGCCAGTTCACCACCGACACCGGCGTGGACCTACCCTACCCCACCGAGGACGACACGGGCAACGAAGGCGCGCAACTCGGTGAGAGTGAGGAGACGGATTTCGAGGACGACAACTTCGGGTCGGTGACGTTCAAGGGGTTCAAGTTCACCTCGAAGGGGATCTTGATCTCCAACGAACTGCTGAACGATTCCGCGTTCGACCTCGAATCGCACATCGGGGAACAGATCGGGAACCGTATCGGGCGCGTTCAGGGGCGCAAGTTCACGGTGGGGAGCGGCACCGGCGAGCCGGAAGGGATCGTCACGGCGGCGTCACTCGGCATCACCGCGGCTGCGGCGGCCGCGTTCACGGCCGACGAACTCACCCGGCTCGCGTTCTCGGTTGATCGTGCGTACCGGTCCGATTCGTCGTGCGGGTACATGATGCACGATTCAGCCGTCGCTTACGCGCTGCTCCTCAAGGACACGCAAGGGCGCCCGCTGCTCCGCGACAGCTACCGCGACGGTATCGCGACGCTGGTGTGTAACGGCTTCACCGTGAACACGAACCAGTACATGGACGCGCTGCCGGCGGGTGTTCCGGTCACGGCGAAAAAGCACGTCCTGTTCGGCGCGATGTCGAAACACAAGATCCGCGACGTGGGCGTGGTTCGCGTGCGCCGGCTCGATGAGCGGTACGCGGAGAAGGATCAGGTCGGATTCGTCGGGTTCGCTCGCGGCGACTCGCGGTGTGTGAACAAGAAAGCCATCAAGTACCTGCTCCAAGCGTAACCGTTGTTGGCGCGCCCGGCCGGATGGACTCTGTTCCCTTCGGCCGGGCATTTTGCGGCGAGGCCGGTGCCTGGAAGCGGCTCATTACCGACTTCACGGTTGTTCGACTCAACCCGCCGCGACTCCCTCTCAACTGTCCTCAAGGGTGTCCACATGCCGTTCTTAGCGAACAAAGGTCCGGTCCCCAGAGCTGTGGCGGCGGCCGGTTCGACCCAAGCTGACGCGGCCGCGCTGATCGGCGGCGCGCTGAACATCGTGACCGGTGCCGACGCGACGAAGGGCGTTCTTCTACCGGTGGCCGCCGCGGGCGACGTCGTTCGCGTGTACTCGCAGGCCGCGACGAACATCCTGAAGGTTTACCCGCGAACCGGTGGTGCGATCAACGAAGGGGCCGCGAACGCGAGCGTTAGCGCGGTGGCCCGTAAGCCCGCGATCTTCGAGTGTCTCGACGGCACCAACTGGAGTTACCTACAGGGCGCGTAAGCGATCCGTCCTGACTCGTTCTTGAAAGGGGGAAGGTGTGACACTCGCACAAGCTCAGCACCTTCTCGCCGAACTGGTGCGTCTCAAGTCGGATGTGGAGCGGTATCAGCGCGCTATGGGTGCTCTCGGTTCGGTGCCGGAGGTCCGCACCAGCGCTCACGACAAGATTGCGAACCTCGCGTACCACGCGCACCGGAGCTACGCGAGTCTCGAATACCGGCTGGCGCGGCTGCTGTCGGGGCAAATGGAACACCCCTCGTGTTCGCCCGCGCCGTCCATGCCGTCCGCTCTGGGTGCCACGATGCCCCGAATCTGAGGTCGAGCCATGATCGAGAACGCGCCCCTGTTGAGGTTCACGAACGAGAGCATCCGCACCACTGCGGACCTGCTCGCGGGACTATTGACCGTGCCGACCGCCGTTCTTGACGCGGTGGTTGGGCAGGGGCTTGCGGCGACGCTCGGAACGAATAACGCGGCCCTGCTTCGGGAGGCGCCTTGGGAAGCCAGCGACTACACCGCGCTCGGAGCGGCGCAAGGTATCGCTGGGAGTGATGACAGCGCGCGAGTGGTACTGACGAATCACGATGTAATCGCACTCCTGCGCGTGCTCGTAGTGGTACGGCAGATGATCCAAGCGAACGACCAGTTGGGACCGCTCGTGCGGAAGATCGCGGTCAACCCCCGTTCTTATCCGGTGGCGTAATCATGGCGTTCAACGCGAACACGGTGTGGGAAGTGCGCGTCGACGGGGACGACAGCAACGGCGGGAGCTTCAACACGAACGCTCTGGGGACCGGGAACACGGACTACTCCCAGCAGGCGGCGCCCCAGATCGCGGTGACCGATGCCGTGACGAACGCCTCGACGACCATCACGAGCGCCACGGCGAACTTCCCCGCGAACTGCGTGGGCAACGGGATCTGCATTGAGGGCGGGACCGGGGCCATCACGCGCCGGTACGTGCAGATCCTCTCGCGCACGAGCGCCACGACGGTCGTCGTGGACGCGGCTACGGGGCTGACGACCGGGACCGGTGCGACCCTGAAAATGGGCGGCGCGCTGGCGTCCCCGGGCGGCGCGTTCAACAGCTTGCTCGTGTCCGGAAACGTCGTCTTTTACAAGTACAACGCGCTCCCGTTCGTCATCACCTCAACCACGCAAGGGGCGACGGGCGGGCGCATCTCGCCCACAAACGGCGTGTCCTATTCGGGCTACGACACCACGCGCCGGTTGCGGAATTGGGACGCGAACCGCCCGACGATCCAACTCGACGCGAGCCTGTCCACCACGAACATCGTGTCGAGTACGAGTTACGCCCTGATCGAGAGCGTGATTCTCGACGGGAACAACATCACACTCGGAACCGGGTGCGCGCACCGCGGCTCGACGTGGCGGTGCCGGTTCCAGAACTTCACGAACGGTGGGGTGACGGACGGCGCGGCGACGGGCATCACCGAGGCCGCGTTCTGTGAGTTCACGGGCAACTCGGGGGCCGCGGCGGCGCAGGTGTACCACGGGATCGGGTGCGTGGCGTGGAACAACAGCGCGACCCCGTTTCAGTTCGTAGCGAGCGCGCGGGACTGCATCTCGTTCGGCAACACGGGTGTGAACACGGACGGGTTCTCGGCGAGCCGGAAGTTCTGGAACTGTATCGCCTACGGGAACGCGCGGAACGGGTTCAACCTATCGAGCGCGGCCGAGAGCGCGGCTTACAACTGCATCTCCGAAGCGAATCTGGTGAGCGGGTACGTGGGCAACTCCGCGCTCCCGTTCGTGGTCAACTGCGCGGACTTCGGGAATTCGTCCGGGCGCAGCGGCGGGAACATCCGAGACCTGGACCCGATCAACCTGAGCGCGTCGGCGTTCGTGAACGCGGCGGGCGGGGACTTCCGGCTCAACGCGACCGCGGGGGCCGGCGCCCTGTTGCGCGCGCTGGCGCTGCCGGTGACGTTCCCGGGCGGGGCCGGTGCGAACTACCGGGACATCGGACCAATTCAGCACCAAGACAGTGGCGGCGGGAATTCGGGCGGCCCCGTTCGCATACTCGCGCCCAACACTTGGCACCTTGTGGGGTAACTGATGGCTGGTCTCGTATTGCATGTGAACAGCGGCGAAGTCGCGCTGGCCGCGAGTGCCGCGAAGACCGTGTTGCAAATCAAAGCGCCCGCGAACCAACGAGTGTTGGTCAAGTCGCTGAGATTGTTCGGGAAGGCTGCGGCCGGCGGCACAGGCGTGCCGGTCAAGGTGCGCGCTACGAGATCGACGGCGAACTTCGGCACGCTCTCCGGGGCGACGTCCGGGAAGAACGATTCGAGCGATAGCGAGACGATCCAGACCACGTGCGGTGCGAACGCGACTGTCGAGCCGACCACTCCGACCGACACAGGGTTGTTGTGGGAAGTGCCGGACCAATCGGGCGTTATCGAATTCTTGCCGCCCGGAATGGAGATCCGCATTCCGGGGGGAACGGCGCTAAACATTGAATGCACCTCGACGGGAACGCCGACTGTCGCAGTTCAAGCGACCTACGAAGAGTAACCCGTGCCGACGATCATCACCGGAATCCGGCGCCGCAAGCCGTTCGTTGGGACTCCCCAGCGAGCGGCTAACGTCGTTTCGGCCCGACCACCGGTGCGAACGCTCGTCGCCTCGCAGGTCCGACGCGCGCAGGTCGGTCGCGCGCAGGTCGGGCGTCCCTCGAAGCTCGCGGTTCAAGTCGTCGCCAAACGCCCGCCCGTTGTACTCGTGGCCGCACCCCGGCGCCCGCCCCGGTTCGCGGGATCGGCCACGGTTGGCCGCCCGGCGAAAGCGAAAGCCTCGAAGCGCGCCCCGTCCATTCTGGTGGCTCACGTTCGTCGCGTTCTCCCGTTCTTCGGGCGCGCGATTCTGCTCCGAATCCCGATTGCGGCCGACGCGGAACCGTCCACGGGCGGCGCCGCGGTGACGGCCAGCGCGACCGTTCGCCCGCGCGTCACTGCCTACGTAACTGTCCGACCGCGCGTGAGCGCGACCGCAACCGTGAGGCCGCAATGATTAAGAAGCTGTTCATCGGTTGCGACATGGAGGTTCCCTATGAAGGGGCATTCGCGAACGGGAATTACATCAACGATGCGACCGTGACATACACGCTCAGGGATCGCGCCGGCGCGCCCGTCGCAGGCGGCTCCGGCTCCTGCCCTTACGTTGCGGAGTCGAATGGTGATTATCTGGGTGTGATCGAATCCACCGTCACGGCGCTGTGCGCGAACCGCCAGAAGTACACGCTCCTGATCGTCATGAGCGCGCCTAACGACGTGAACGATACCCGCGTCATTGAGCTTCAACCGGCATACCGAGGTGAGGAATGATCGGCGTGCAAGTGGTGACCGGCCCGACCGTCGAACCCCTCACACTCGAAGAGGTAAAGGGGCGGCTGCGGATCACGATCGCGGACGAGGATACCGACCTCGAAATGCTCCAAACGGAGTGCCGGGCGCTGTGCGAAGCCGAGTGCCATCGCGCATTCCTCACGACCACGTTCAACCTGACACTCGACGACTTCCCGCGGTGCGACCCGACGATTCGGGTTCCGCGCCCGCCGTTACAGTCGGTCGTGAGTGTGAAATACTTCGACGCGACGGGTACGGAACAGACGATCGACCCGGCGGCTTATTGGGTCGCGACCGCGAGCGAACCGGGGCGCATTGTTCCGGTTGCGGGGTACTGGCCCGCGGTGCAGTGCGGACGGCCCGATGTCGTGACGGTTCAGTTCGTGGCCGGGTACGCGACGCCGAGCGATGTGCCGGCGCAAGCGAAAAAGGCGATCCTCGTGACGATGGCCGAACGGCGCGAGAACCCGACCGGTGAGGTTGGAATTCCGCCCGCGGCCCGGCGCGCCCTCGACACCCTTGAATTTGGAGACGTGCGGTGAACCAGATCGAACAGGTTCAGGACCGTGCGGCGGTTACCGGTCTCTCGTTCGCGGTGTGGGTGGTGGCGCCCGCCGCGGTCGCGCTCCTCGCCTTCGTGCAGTGGTTCGACAGGTCTGGATTCTGGTACTTCCGGTGAGGGTTGGCGATGCCTCGAATCGGTGAATACCGCGACAAAATTGCGATCTTGTCGCGCGTTCTGGCCGCCCCAGACGAGGACGGTGAACCGGTCGAATCGTGGCCCGACCCGCGGCCCGCGCAAGAGCATTGGGCGCGGATCGAGGCGCCGAGCGGCGATGAATCGAACCAGACCCCGCGCGGCTCCGACAACAGTGCCGTTCTCCGATTCCGACACCTTGTGAAGCTCGCCGCGGTGGATCGGGTGCGGATCAAAGAGACTGGCGACGTGTACGCCGTCGTGGGCATCTGGCGCGAACGGGCCGAAAGCGGCGGCTGGCAAACCGTGTGCGCGCTTGCCGCACCTCTCATCCCGTAACGGTGTCTAATGGCCCGGCCGATCCGCGCTCAGGTCTTCACTTCGTTCCCGGGACTTCAGGCGATCGAACGCACCGCGAAGAAACGGCAAATCACGATGAAGGCGGTGAAGGCCGGCGCGAAGCCGGTGCAACAGTCGGCGAAGGTGCGGGCGCCTCGACGGAAGAAGTCGGGCGCGCTCAAACAGTCTCTCGGCGTGAAAGCGAAAAAGGGAACGCGCGGCCAAACGCTCGCGTTCGCGGTAATCGGGGCGCGCAGAAAAGTCGAGAAAGTGTACAAGGGCAAGAAGACGATACCCGCCTATTACGCGCACCTCGTCGAAAAGGGAACGAAGCCGCACAGCCTGCGGAGCCGGAAGCGTTCTCTGTTTCAAAAGGTCCGCGACTACCTCACGAAGAAACGACGATGGCACCCGGGCGCGAAGGCGCAACCGTTCTTGGGGCCGGCGCTCGATAGTCAGCGCAACGAAGTGTCCAAGATCATGCTCGAAACGCTCGGCGCCGAGATTCGCCGCGTTCTCTCGCAACAGGCGATCAAGAAAGCAAAGGGGGCGTAATGGCTGCCGCAACCGCAGAAATCGCCGTGGTCGCGAAGCTGAAGGCCGGCGCGACCGCGGCCGAAGATCGCGTCAATCCGCAGGTGAACACGTCCGAACCCGTGTTGCCGTTCATCACCGTGACCCGACAGGGCGTGCAACCGAGGTCCGGACTCGACGGGAGAACGCGCGCGCTGCTCGCCGTGACGATCGGCGTGGAGTGTTACGCGACCACGCAGAAGCGCGCCCGCGAACTGTCCACACAGGTTCGCGCGTTGCTCGCGCCAGAGAACGGGCCGTGGCGCGACCTCGACAACGGTGTACAGGGATGTTTCTGGCAGGACTGCACGGAAGAGATCGCGGACGATGCGGCACAGGACACGCCGCGCCTGTGGCGGGACACCTATCTCGTGTGGCACTTCCCGACGTAGCGCGGGCGCTAACGAGCAGGTGACGAATGCCGGTAATCGGTCTCGGCGCAAAGATCGAAGTGGACGACGGCGCGAGCAATGCGTTCGTCGAAATCGTGGACGTGATGAACCTGACGACTCCCGAACCCGAAATGGGATCGGCCGAATCTAAGCGGCTCAATCAGGCCGCCGACAAGACGATTCGGATGATTCCGACAATGCTCTCCCCCGGCGAGTTCCAGTTCCAGTACGAGTTCAGTGCCGCGAAAAAATCGCGCCTCGATACCCTCCTGGGCGCGCCGAAGAACTTCAAAATCACGCTCATCTCGGACGGCAGCCCGACGACTTGGGTGCGCACGGCGCCCGGCTTCATCAAGTCGAACAAACTCGATCAGGTCGAACCGGACGGAATTCAAACGGTTACCTGCGTGGTCACGGTTAGCGGACCTGTCAGCTAACCCGCGCCGCAGCCGATTCTCACAACCCCCACCACTCACTCTCGGAACCGGTCATGACCAAAGAAGACTTGATTGCCGCGCTAAAAAAGAAGCCCATTACCGTCACCGTGGGCGACGTCGAGGTGTTCGTGAAGCCCCTGACGGTCGCGGAGAAAGAGAAGTTCGCCGCGTGGCGCAAGGATAACCCCGGTCCGATTGGCGTGGTCGGGCGCCTGCTCGCGGCGTCCCTCTGCGACGAGTCGGGGGCGCTCCTGTTCGCCGGCCCGGAAGAGGTCGCGGACCTCGACGGCGCGTTGGCTGAACAGGTGTGGGATCGCGTGATCGAGATCAGCGGAATGGGGGCCGACCCAAAAAAAGCGTCTTCGCCGAGTGGCCAAGCCTGAGCTTCCTGTGTCGGCTGGCGCTCGCGTTCCGGCGCCCGCTGGCCGATGTGTTCGACCTCTCGGCGGCGGAACTGGACATCTGGCGCCAGTGGTACGAGGAGCGAGGATTCCCAGACGATCGGGCCGAATGGGGGCGCGCAATCGGGGCGTCCTACACCGGTGCCGTATGGGGTGGAAAAGCAAAGCCCGCGGAATTGATCCCGCGCACGCGACAGCGACAGGTTGACGACGTGGCCGGCGTTAAGGCGTGGTTCGAGCAGTTCAGCAACACGGGGGCGTGATGTCAAATCAGACCATCGGCACCGGCGCAGTTGTCCTCACGGCCGATGCCGATGGGCTACTGAAGGGGTTGAAGAAGGCCGAGAAGGATACCGAGTCGTGGGCGGATCGAACCGGAAAGAAGATTAACGGCGCTGCCGAATCGCTCGAAAAATTCAACAAGGTGCCGGGACTGCTCGGGTTGGGCGTGACCGGCGCGATTGCGGGTGTTGGCGCCGCGATCGGGGCCGCGTTCTTGAGTTCCGCTCTGCGCGCCGAGCAGTTCAATAAGGCTGTAGAGCGATCGATCGAACTGAACGAAAAACTCGCGAAGGTAATGGACCGGCGCGCAGAGGAGAACGCGGTGCGGCTCGATGCGGAGAGCGCGTCGCCGGGCGATCGGCTGACGGAGATAGAGCGACAGTTGCGCGGCCTGGACGCAGAGGTCGGCGCGGCCGAGATCAACAAAAAGCGCCTCGAATCTGACCTGGAAATGCAAAAATTCTGGGGCAAGAGATCTGACCCCAATACCCTTCAGGGCGCGGCATACAACGCGCAATTGGGACTCGTTTGGCTATTGGGCCAATTGGAGGACCATCAGAAGCCGTTCGAGGACAACCTTAAGGCCGCGGACGAGCGGCTCCAAAAGGCGCTAGAACTGCGAACGCAACTCAACAAAGAGCGAGACAGGATCATCGATCCCGAGCGGGATATCGCGAAGGTCAGCGAGATTAACCAACTTACCGAAGCCTTCAAAATCCAGGCCGCAACCATCGGTAAAGCCGAGAACGCGGCGAAAGCCCTCGAACTGCAACTGCGCGGTTTCTCAGAAGGCCAGATTCACCGCTTCAAGGTCGAGGCGGACAAAGCCGAGAAGCTCGCGGAGGGGTTCAACAAGGTCGCGGACGCGGTCGGCGGCGCAGCGATGTTCCTGGGGGGCGCTCCGGCAGAGGAGTTCAAACAGGTAACTGACGCGCTCAAGAAGCAGGCCGACACGATCGGGTTCACGGCGGACCAAATCCAAATCTACGACCTGCGCATGAAGGGTTGGGCGGAACGGCAGTTGGACGAGGTCAAGAAGCTGCAACAGGGTGCAAACCTTCTGGGCAACCTTAACGCCCTGGGCGGGGCAATCGCGAACGGGGTCAAGGACACCAAGCTGGAACTGAGCGGCCCGTACCTTACGGGTGCGGCGCTGTCCCGTTCCACCGAGGCGTACAGCGCGGTGGCGAACTTTCGCGCACAGAACGCGGTGGCCGGACTCGGGATGTCGGACAATCCCGTTCAGATCGCGAAAGAGGAATTAAAGATATCCAAGGAGCAGATTCGTAAGCTCCAAAAGCTCATTGACATTCTCGACACAACCCAAGTCCTGAAGGTAATCACCTAATGAGCGTCGTCAGCGTCAACAAGACTTACGAGGGGCGCGGCGGAACCGACACGATCTCCAAACAGCGCGAGTACCACGAGGTGTGGGAGGTCTACACCAACAACCATCTCGACGATGAAGAGGTGGCGGGCGCCGCGCCCGGACTTCCGCGCCTGGGGCAACCGCACGCGAAATTCCCGTTCGCGCTGTGCGTCTCCGTGAACGCGGAACAATCCGACGACAACCCGTGTCACTGGTCGATCAACATTCGTTATGACTCGAACATTCCGCTCCCGAACGGGTTGGAGCCGGGCGTCACTGACACCGGCTTGCCGGGCGGCGCGGGGCCGGGCGGGGAGCTTCAGTCACCGGCCGCTATCCCGGACAACCCGCTGCTCCGGCCGCCGGTGTGGTCGGTCTCCTTCGTGAAGACGACGGAGCCGGCCACGAAGTGGTACGAGGACGTTGGTAGTGACACGTTGGCTACCACCACTTCGGCGATCCGCAATAGCGCCAAGATGCCGTTCGACCCGCCCATCACGATCGAGGTTTCGCGCCCCGTTGTGCGAATCACGTTCCCGGTGCCGAACATCAGTCTCCCGTTCCTGCTGAGGCTGGAGAACGCCGTCAACGATCGGCTGTGGCGCGGCTACCCGAAGTGGACGTGCAAGGTAGACGGAGTGACCGCGGCGAACAAGTACGAGAACGGAATTGCCTACGTCGAGTTGTCCATTGATATCTCGATCCGGCGCGAAACGTGGCTACTCGAAGTGCTCGATCAGGGGCTGTACACACTCGATGAGGTGAGGCAGGTCGATGGTGTCTCGGTCAAGCTGGAGTTGCGGCAGATAAGGGACTCGATCGGGGGGATCGCGACCGAACCCCAACTCCTCGACGGCAAGGGGAAGCGGCTGGCTGCCGACGCGACCCCCAAGTTCTTCCGCGGTCTGCCCACCAATTTGCGGCTCGAAAACTTCACCGACCTCTTGGGGTTCTGATATGAGCGAGGACGTGTACGGGCTGAGCGCGCGCGCGGCCGATCGACTCGAACAACTACTGAACCAGTCGGACGGTGGCGGGCGCTCGTCTCGGCGCGCGTCTGGTTCCGGGCGCATCCAAATGGTGAAGTGTCTCTCCGCAACGGCGGCCGGCGCGACGGGCGTTCTCTCGGAGTGCTATCCGGCTCAGGTTGTGTTCCCTTCGGGGAGTAAACAACTCCCTGCCGAAACTGGCGGACTCGTTCTCCTCACCGTAATCGGAAGCGACGGCAACGCGGCGGCGGCGGTTGCGGATCAAACATACCTGTGCATCGTGGCCGGAGACGCGGTAGGGGACGAGTCCGGTTCCGGGTCAGCGCAGGTTGCGGCGCGCCCGCGGGCATTCGCTATTGCTGGTTCACCGGCCGCGCCCTCGAACTGGATGAATTCTGTCAGGCTCGTGACGACCACGGCGCTACCGGCGAATACTTACAGCAATGGATCGTCCGGCGTCGGCGCGACGTTGACGGCAAACGCCAACGGGATCTTCCCGTTTACCGACGGGTTTACCGTCAACACGGGCGACGACCTCTTGATAGCCGCAGAGGGGACTGCGTCGAGGAACGGGGTTTACACGGTTACGGACGCGGGAAGCCCATCGACTCCGTGGATTTTGACCCGTCGAGCGGACAACGACGAGTCGGCCGAATTCGTGGGCAAGATCGTTCCGGTTCGGCTGGGGACGGTTAGCGCCAATACCCTTTGGCACTACACCAACTACGCTCCGCCGACGATGGGTTCGACGGCAATTACTATCCACCGTGTGAGCGGTGACGTGAACGGCCCCACGGCAAGCGTCACCGATAGCACGCTGGCACTATTTGACGGGACGAGCGGCCGGTTCATCAAGGCTTCCATCTTCTATGTGAACTCTACCTCTCTCCGTTCGGTGGCGAATTTCAGCGGCGGTACGCCGATGGCCGAATTGGGGGCCGTCTTCGGTTCGAGCTACCTCGCGCTCCGGAACGATTACATCGGTCAACAGACAACCGCGCAACTCTCGTGCGGACAGTATCCGGGTGTAATGCTCCAATCGCCCGGCGCGGGGCTGGTCGGACTGGAGTCGATTCTTGGCGAGCCGAATATTCGCACTTACGACGGCGGCGGCTTACTGTTGAACTGCGCGTTCTCAATTGGCGGTTCGACCCGAAACCCGCGGTACTCCGTCAACCAGTACCAATCGGGCGGCGGGATTCTCAGACACAACGGCATCAACACCACGTTCACGGTTAAGCGCGGTGGAGTCGATCACGTCGTGACGGTGGTCGGCGGGATTGTGGTCGGCATCAACGTCGGTACGGACGCCGCGATTATCGAGTAGTCGGCTTACAGGACATCGGACCGCACCACGGGACAGTTGCACGCAGGAACGTGTAACCCCGTGGGTGACTCAATGCGAAAACTCCTGTCTCTGGCGGCGCTGGTCATTCTGTCCGGCGCCGTTCTCGCTTTCGATCCGCGGCCCGAACCGATCTCTCCGGACGGTACGCGCGCGGTAATCGATCTCCCGACCTCTCAGCACATGCGTAACACGGGCGGGATCGACCGCTTCGGCCGTCCCGGAATGGGCGCCGGTCTGTGCGTGTTCACGAGCATCGAGCACGCGGCGCGGTGGCAGAACGTCGTTGAACTGTACGGCCTGCAAAAGTACATGACCACGCGCGAGGGGGGCGGGTGGCCGCAAAAGGTTGACGCCGTTCTCGCCGCGTTCGCGAAATCAAAGGGTGTGCCGGTCCCGGCCTACATCCAGCACACCGGGGGCGATGATTCGTTCCTCGAACTCGCGCTAAAGACCGATCGCATCGTGTGCGTGACCTACGCGGGAAACGACGACTTCTACCGTGGGCCGATCGCGCACATGGTGAACCTTGCGCACCTGGATTCGAGTCGGGCCGCAATCATTGACAACAACCGGCCCGGCGTGTGGGTATGGATGACGCGCTCCGAATTTCTCGCACGGTGGCGCGACAATGACGGTGGTTGGGCGATCGCGTTCCTTGCCGATCCTCCCCCGCCCGCGCCGGATGCGCCCCGCTCGTTCAACGCTGGCCCGTGTGGATGCGGCGAGTTCTGCACCTGCGAGAAGGGTGATTGCCCCGGCAAGTGCCCGGTGGTGTTCGGTCAAAATTGCCCGAACGGTCGGTGCGGTATCCCGTCTGCGCCCGTCGCAATCCCCAGCAGTTGCCCCGGTGGTCGGTGTGGAATCCCTTCGACGCCCGCGATCGAACCCGACAACGGCGCGGGCCGGTGGATCGAGGACGTGAGCGGCCGAGAGTGGGGCTACTGGAAGAACGGCCGGCGCATTGCTGCCGCGTTCGCTGACGGTCGTGTCGAGGGCACGAACGAACACGGAATGGCGAACGGGAAGCCGATCAGCCCGCCTGCCGCGTTGCCGGATGGGGTAAAGGCGAAGGGCGTGCCGGCCGCGGTCGAGAACCACGGCGTCCACACGGACAAGATTCATGCGCACCCGGCCTACAGCATTAACGGCGTTCCCGCAACGAAGGAAGAGGCGCACTCGATCTTGACCCGCGGCGACGGGTTGCGCGACGACTCCGACCGGTGGCACCTCACGGCAGTTGGCGACTCGGCGTTCCGCGAACGGTTCAAGGCTGACGTTGCCGCACTGCCGGCTGCCGTTCGCGCGAAGCTGCTCGTGCAAAGCTACGGGCCGTCGGATTGGCCGGTCGCTTCTTACAAGCTCGCGAACGGCGTGACGCTCCGCAAGCCGTCCCCGGCGCGCACGGCGGCCGATGTGGGGGCTGTGAGCGTGGACGGGTACAGCGCCTCGAAGCTCGGCGAACTGCTCGCGGCGAAGGGCGGGCCGAACTACGTCGAACCGCCTCCGGCGCCGCCCGCGCCGCCTGTCGACCCGAAAACCCCGGACGTGAAGCCGGCACCGGACACGCCGAAGCCGGACAACACACTCTTGTATGTGATCCTCGCGGCAGTCGCGGGGTGGATCATGGGCCGCTTCCGAAAGGATTAATCGTGGACCTCCTGCAATTGCTTACTCCCTTGATTAGCGGCACAGGGCCGTATGGCGCGCTGATCGGCGCTGGCGTCGTGCTACTCGTGAACTGGCTGCGCACGCGGAACGTTCTCCCATCCGCTCCGGCGACTCCGACCGATCCGCGGCAACCGCTCCTGAACGCGCTGCTCGCGATCCTCGCGCCGACCCAACCGGCCGCACCGGTGAAACAGCCCGATTCCGTGGCGCCCGCAGTTCCCGCGATCCCGGACGAGCACAAGCGCCCGCTGCTCGATGCGCTGCTGAAGGCGTTGGGGCGCTAGTGTCCTTGAGATGGTTTTGAGAAATCGGTAATCTCGCCTTCTGTATCGTCTGTACAGAAGGCGTTTTCATTTCCAGGGGGCGCAATGCCTGTCGCGAAGGTACGCACATTCAAGCGCAAAAGATCACAGAAAGTCGCGCTCCCGGTCGCAAAGCACGAGTCGGAAGCGAAGTCGCTCGGCTTGCCGACGCCACACGCCGAGAACTACGAACCGTTCAGGATCGACACACCGGGGCGCTGGCTGATCCTGAGCGACATTCACGCACCGTACCACGATCGCACTACGTTGGAACTGGCCGTCCGGGAAGCTAAGCGGCGTGGCGTGGTCGGCGTTCTCCTGAACGGTGACACTCTCGACAGTCACGAGATTAGCAGCCACGACAAAGACCCGTCCGCACCGCGATACGTGGAAGAGGTCGAGGTCGGGCGCAAACTGCTCGCCTGGATTCGCGACCAGTTCCCTAACGCACGACTCGTTTTGAAGGAAGGCAACCACGAAGAACGGCTCTCACGCTACATCATCCAGCGCGCCCCGGCGCTGTTCGGGCTGGAGGGTATCGACCTGCCCGGACTGTTGCACTTCAAGGACTTCGGCGCTGAGTGGGTCAACGATAAGCGCGTGATCTCGCTCGGTAAGCTCTGTGTCGTTCACGGCCACGAGTACCGCGGCGGCGGTGGGGTGATGCCGGCCCGCTGGCTGTATCTCCGCACGCGCTACGTCGCGATGTGCGGCCACTTCCACCGTTCGAGCGAGTACGGCGACCGGGACATTCGCGGCAAGGAAGAACGCGCGTGGTCGCTCGGGTGCGCGTGCTACCTGTTCCCACGCTACATGCCCCTCAATTCATGGAACCACGGGTGCGCGTTCGTCGAGGTTTCGAGCAGTGGCGGTTTCAGCGTCGAGAACAAGCGCGTTCACGACGGCGAGTTAGTGTGATCGGTTTTTGACTCACGAGGGCTTCAAGCATGGCAGTAACCGGCTACAACGCTTCGCTCACGATCGAAGGCGTCGGCAAAGACGCGCCAACCACAACCAACGAACACGGCGGCAAACAATCCGATTCTCCGTACCGCGCGGATCTGCTCCCCGCTCACGCGCTGCTCGCGATCGCGGCCGTTATGAAGGGTGGCGCTGACAAGTACGGTGCCGACAACTGGCACAAGATCCCGGCCGAAGAGAACGTGAATCACGCGCTAGTTCACCTGCTCGCCCGACGTGCCGGTGACACTTCCGACGATCACCTCGAACACGCGGCGACTCGCATCCTTTTCGCTCTCGATCAGGTGCGCAGCGGACGTGACGCGAAACTCCGCGCGGCAAGCGCGGAGAACGGCGGCGCAAAGCGCATTTACATCGCCGGTCCGATCACAAAGGGCGATCTCGTCGACAACATCAATCAGGCGTCGCAGGCGTTCGAGCGGCTGACGCTCGCGGGCCTCAACCCGTTTTGTCCGCACTGGTCATGCTTCAGTGGGCCGGCTACTCGCGAGGTCATCACGACCGACGACGGCGGGCAGTACACAGCCGTTGTTGCGCCCGCTGGCGCCCAACCAACGAGCTTGACGCACGCGGACTGGCTTCGGGTCGACCTCGCATACGTGGCGGTGTGTGACGCTGTGTTCCGCTTGCCGGGTGAATCAAAGGGCGCGGATCAGGAAACGGCGTTCGCACGAGAGAATGGAATCCCGGTGTTCGAGGACCAAGCCGAACTGATGCGCTGGGCGCTCGGGGCTTAATGTGCTGGCGAACTGATCGGGGCTTGCCCGCGTGCGCGTCGGATTGCTGGCGCGCGACGCGGGCACTTCCTTTGTGTGAGGTGGAGAATGATCCGCGAAGCGACTCCGAGCGATCTGGCGGCAGTGCTGGAGATTGCGGCGGACGGGTTCAAGGGAGAGGACCGGATCGGCCCGGCATGGCTGATTCGGAAGCTCGCGCAGCCGGGAACGACGCTTCACGTTGAGTCGCTCGGCGCCGACTGTGTTCGCGGATTCGTCCTGATTGAGAGATACCGTCCCGGTGAATTGGTGCGCCTCATCGCGGTTGCCCCGTCACACCGGCGTCAGGGAGTGGGCCGCGCGTTGCTCGGCAAACTCCGAGCGCCGGCGTCGGCCTGGGTACGCGCCGAGAACATGGCCTCCCGCGCGATGTTCGAGAACGCGAGTTGGAACCTCGCGACCCGACCGACCCGGCGTAAAGGTGAATGGGTGTATTTCACCCGCTTGCGGTCCCCTTCATAAGTGCGTTTGCCACATCAAGTCGTCACTTCAAATTCTCTCCCCCAAGTCGAACGTACTCGATGCGCATGGGCGATTGAATAATTGAAACTCCGCAATTCCAACGCCTCCCCAAGTCGAAATTAGAGCCGGGGAGTTCGCATTTCGCTCGCATTCAGGCGCGCAGTCGGATACGATACGATCCAATAATTCAGATATTAACGACTGTTGTCATTCACGCCATCTTGCAATTGGATTCTGTGTGCGACCATGAAGGCCGTTCTTGTCTACGGGGTTGCCCCCGGAGTTGTAGCAGTCGTATATGCATCAATACTTGTATTCGATTTTGATTGGAGAATAAGGCTCCTGTCGACAGTGTTTCTTATTTTTTCAACGATCGCCTATTTCTCTTATTCTTATTTCACGAATTACGATCGTCGAGCTAGAAGACATGCAGCCTTCTTTTTCTTCTTCAGTGGTTCCGGACTGGCCCTCCGCGCCGCCAGTGGATTCGCCCTCGACTTAGGGCTTGTTACATCGCCTGAGAAAATTCCTTTTCTTCCAGAATTGAGAACAAGCGTCAAACTCGAAACAAGCTGGATCTCCGATATTTTTCTAATCACACTATCTTATCTAATGTTTAGATTTGGCCACAACATACTAATGTCAATACCAATATGCACAGATACGACTGAAGAGGGCGCAGTGAATACACGACCAAACTCGCAAGTAAATGCCACTGACTGGGATCGTTTCTGCACCATCCGCGGGTATCTTCTGTACGTAATCAACCTCGTGGATACCGGAGAGCAAAAACGCACTCAGGAAATGCGTGAAATGCTGATCGAAGTGCTGGTGAATGATAACCGGCAATACGCAGAGCACTTCGAGCTTGACGAACTCAGAGCTAAGCAACTTCTTTTTCAGGCTCTAAAAGAATTCAGATCGCATCACAAACATTTATTTGAAGTTCATGGAAAAATGCTACCAAACCTGCAGAAGGTTGATCGGAGGTTAGCAACATGGACGAAGACACACAAATAA